TTATAAATTATCTAGTATATGAACCATATCTTCAAGCTCACTCTTATACATGTGAGTATAAGTATTTAATGTTATAGAAATATTACTATGTCCTAAATATTTAGATACGAGTGCAATACTTGCACCTTTGTTAATCAATAATGATGCACATGAATGTCTAAAATCATGAATTCTTATTTGCTTAACTTCTGCTAACTTACATGCTTTATTCTTAATAACTTGAATTGTTGTTTCTTTTAATGGTATTGTATTACCAAAAACGAACCATCCATGTTCAAAGTCAGTAAATTGTTTAGCATTATTATACATAATTTTAAGCGATTTTAAGACATTTTCAGGAATTGGTAATATTCTATTACTATTTTTAGTTTTAGGTGGAGAAATAGTATATATTTCTCCTTTTATTTTACTTGTTAATGTTTTACTAACACTTAAAGTTTTATTTTCAAAATCAATATCATTCCAATTAAGAGCCATACATTCTCCTTGTCGTAATCCCATAAAATATAATACTTGATAAAAAACTTTATATTCAAACTTATCAACCTTATTTATAAACTTTAAATATTCATCATATGTAAAGAATAACATTTCTTTCTTGATACCATTAATATCTTTGAATGGTTCAATATGTTTTAACAGTGTAATGCTTGTTGAATAATATTTATTTGAAAATTTGATTAGTCTAACAAATAATCCCTGAACTTTATTACAGTACATAACACATAAGTTATTATCCTTTAGTTTATTTTTAAACAATTGATAGTGATTAACATTTAAATCATTCATTTTAACATTAGATAAGAATTCTAAATAAGAACGATACTGTACTGAGATCTTATTAAGTGTTTGTTTTCTTACTCTTTCTATTTGATAATTATAGTATTCTTTCCAAATTTGTTCTAAAGTTAATACAGAAGTTGTTGTTTCCTTTTGCATTATTTTTAATCTATATAATGATTCCTCATTAGTTGCATCTTTAAGTGATTTATACTTTTTAGAAGTATAATCATGAGTTACACCTAGAATATCTTTATATTTTATTCTAAAAAAATATTGTCTTCCATCTTTCGTTGAAATTTTACTTTTATAAACCGCCATTTTTTACCCCCCATTATATGTTTACATTTTTATATAAAACTGCTATAATGTAGGTACATAAAAAGAGAAAGCCTGACTAGTTTTTAATTTTTATGTACACTACTTATAGTGTTGATTCTGTATGCCAGTACAGAATCTTTTTTATTTGTCTTTTTTAAGTATTATAAAATTTTTATTAGCTTTTATAAATTCTATGAAACGATTGTAATCTTTCTTTGTTAAAAATTCATTTTTACTCAGGAGATTATTTTTTTTCAAAATAATTTCCAATAGTTTGACTTCATCATAGTCATCATAATTATATAAGTCTTCGTATATTGGTTCGGGTATATTATCAACTTTTTTATTTTTTTCTGATTGATACCCAATTAAATACATAACATCGCACCCGAAAAGAGAAGAGCATTTAAGTAATAAATCTATACTTGGCATATTTAGACCATTTTCCCAATTAGCAATATTGGACCTACTAGTATTAAGTCTTTTTGCTAGTTGTTCTTGTGTCAATCCTAATCTTTTTCTTTCAATGGCAAAAACATTATTTTTCATTATATACTCACCTCCCACATTTATATAATAACACATTTTGACATTTTAACAAACATTTTTTTAAAAAGATATTGACAGTAATACTGACATTATGCTAAGATTAAACTACGAAAGGAGAGTTGAATGAGATATTTGTTAATTAAAAAAAGAAAGATTAAAAAACTTACTCAGCAAGAAATGGCGGATAAATTAAATATAAGCAGAAGTACATATTGTGCTTATGAAACTGGCAAAATTGACCCACCATTAAAAATTGCAACCAAGATAAAAGAAATATTAAATTATAAAAACGATAATATTTTTTTAAAAACAAATGTCAGTGAAACTGACAAAAAGTAGGAGGGAATATGAGTACAGGTGTACAGATATTGTTAATAATTTGCATAACATTAATCATTCTTGCTTGGTTGGGCAAAGATGATAAAAATTGAAAAAAACTAGTCAGGAGAAAAAAATGAAAACGAAAGAAGAAATATTAAATCAAACATATGTAACAGCTAGTGATATGAAAATGTTATTTCCAACAATAGGTAAAAATAAATGCAATCAGTATATTAAGGAAATGAGAAAAGAAATGTTGGATAAAGGTTACTTTGTTCCAGATTCAACACCGCTACTGGTACATATAAAAATATTTAAAAAGAAATTCAATTTATAAGGAGAAAAGATAAAAATGGAAAACATAAACGAAGAATCAACATTTATAGTTCCCTCAGAAGTATTAAAAGAAAAAATGAAAAAAGCAATGCTTTTGGATGAGTTAAAAGAAGAAGAGGAAGCAAGAGAAAGAGATAGTAAGAAAATATTATTAATATTAGGATTTATATTTTCAATATTATTAACTATCTCAATATGTCAATTATTTTTAATAAAAAATATTAAAGAAAACGAAAAAACCACAACAACATGTCGTGGAGGAATTATAGAAGTATGTGTAACAAAAAACAAATAAAAAAGAAAAGAATAAATAATTAGCACAACTTAATCTTTTCTACACAAATTATAACAAAAAGTAGAGAAGAAATCAATTAGGGGTTTTGAATTTGACAAGGAGGAATTTTATGAATAAAAGAACCTTGTTCTCAAATAAAAGAAACTTACAGCTTCTGGAGGAAATATATGAAAGATAACTTTTTATTAAAAAAATCACATCAAGAAATATTTAATGAGTTATCTAAAGAAGAAGCTGGAGAATTAATTAAAGGTATTTTTCAATATGTAAATACTGGAGAAAGTGGACTAAGTGGTGTATTAAATGCAGTATTTATTCCAATTAAGAACTTCATAGATGAAAATGAAAAGAAATATCAAGTTATATGTGAAAGAAATAAACAAAATGGATTAAATGGTGGAAGACCTAAAAGGGAAGAAAAAGAAGAAAACCCAAAAAACCCAGTGGGTTATTCTGGGTTAGAAAATGAAACCCAAAAAACCCAAATGGTTATTTTGGGTCAAAATCCTCATATATCATATATCACTAATAATATAGATAATAATTTAGAAGAGATAGGGTATGGGGAAGAGAAACCTTTATTAGTTACCGGCGAAGCTGGTTCACTGGTGGAGATAACTAAAAAGGTAATAGGACATCTAAATACAACGACAGATGCAAAATTTAGGAGTTCCAGCAAAGCAACACAATCTAAAATCAAAGCACGATTGAACGAGGGTTATACACTCAACGACTTCATAGTTGTTATTGATAAGAAATATAACGAATGGAAAAATACAGAATTTGAAAAGTATTTATGTCCTGAAACTTTATTTGGTACTAAGTTTGAAAAATATTTGAATCAAAGAGAAATTAAAAAGAACGAAAAAAGAGAGGAGAATGATTTCTGGAAAAATGACTAAGGAATTATTTAAGCAACTTTGTTCCAATTATGGAAAAGATTACAACGAAGAAAAGATGATAGAACTTTATAAGTGTTGGAATGAAGCTTTAAAAGAATTTGATTCAAAAACAGTTGAACAAGTTGTAAAAGGAATTATGATGGTTGAACCTTACTTTCCTAATTTAGCAAAAATTACTAAAGAACTAAGAAAGCAACCTGAATGGTTAGGAAAAGAAATTGAATCAGAACCCATCAGTGAAGAATCTAAAAAAATAGATGAAGAATTTAAAGAAACATTAGAAGAATTTAGAAAATGGGAGGGAATTTAATATATGGCTGAAAAAAAGAAAACATACAATTTTGGAGAGAAAAAAGAAGAAAACATCAAAGGAATTAAAGTTCCAGTTGAATTTCATACTCCAAAATTTAAAGAAGCAAGAGATAAAGCAATAGAGCTTTTAGAATCAGAAAAATATAAGAATGTTCTAAAAGAAAGTGATTTTTGGATTTTAGTTAATACATATGCAAATAAAACAAAAGCTATGTATTCCGGATTGATCTTAAGCCACGATGGTTGCTTAAAAATAAACGATGCTTTAGAAGATAAATTAAAATTTAAACCGGAGTGTATCTCAATAGACAAAGAGGGATACAATGGTTCATTAGTTTATATATACAATTGCAAAGAGCAAGGATTATATGAGGTTGGAGAAGTTTCTATAAGAAATTGTCAAAATGATTATCCTTATGCTATGGCATTTAAAAGATGTTTTGATAGAGTTGTACTTAAAAATAGTAGAATTGCTTATTCTGGAATTTATAGTGATAGTGAAGCAGATGATTTTAAAGAAACAGATGAACATAAAACTACACAAACAGATGATGATAAGAAAGTAACTAAAAAAACAGTAACAAAGACTGAAAAGAAAGAAGAAAAACCAAAAGGTTCAGAACTTCCAATTCAGGACTCACAAATTGAAATAATCAAAAAAATGTACACAGCACAAGAACTTATCCCTTATATGAAAAAATATAAAAAGGTTAAATTAACAGAATTATCACTTATAGAAGCAAGTGAATTAATTAAATTAAAGACCATACAAAAATAAGAAAGGAAATTAAGAAAACATATGAATAATCAATTAGTAACAATTAACGAAAACAAAGAAATAACAATAGATAAGAAATGGATTAAACAATATAGAGAATTCAAAAAATTACAATTAACAATGGAACTTGCAGAAAAAGAATTTAAGGAACAACTAAAAGAAGCAATGGAATCAATTGGAAAAGATTCATTAATAAAAGATGGATTTTCAGCAAAGATTAAAGCAGGTTATACAACAAAGAAATTTGATTCAGCAAGATTCAAAAAAGAATGTCCTGATATTTATGAACAATATACAAAAGAATCAAGTGTATCAAGTTCAATATCAATAGAAGTTGAATAATGATAGATTTCTTAGAAGAACCACATATCTATTTAGTTGATGGAATAATAACAGCTAGTGTTAGTGAAATATTACATTTCATATTTCCAGAGAAATATAAAAATGTTTCAAGCTATATTCTAAACAAAAAAGCACAATATGGAACAACAATACATCAATCAGTGGAAATGCTAGAAAACAACTTAAAAACAATGTCTATTGAAGAAGCATTTAATGTTACTGTTCAAGCATTAGATTTGAATTATATACAAGAAGTTAGTTTACATCAATACCTAAAACTAAAAGATAAATATCAAATAGAAGTTATAGAACAGGAACAAATGATACACTTCAAAAATTATTATGCAGGTAGATTTGACATGATAGCAAGAATAAAAAACAATTTATGCTTGTGTGATATTAAAACAACAGCAGAGCTTGATGAAGAATATTTAAGTTGGCAATTAAGTTATTATGAAATGGCTGTTGGTAAAAAATTTGATAAATTATATGCTATTTGGCTACCTAAGAAAGATATAGGACAAGTAGTAGAAATAAAAAGAAAAACAAAAAAAGAATTAATGAAAAAATTAAAGGAATTTATGGAGGAAAAAAATGTTCAATAAAAAAGAAATAAATAAAGAAAAATTAGAAAGACACATGGAAATGAGTGAATTAATGTTAAAAATAGTACCAATGATAATATCTGAAGAAATGAAACAAGGAAAACATTTTGAAGATATAATCAATAACATACTTTTAAGTGAAAAAGATTCAAAAGAATTAGTTAAATCAATTATTAGAGGAGAAAAATATGCTGATGAGAAATATCAAATAGGAAAAGTAGGTACAAAACTTGCTATCATTAGTGCTTGCAAAGCATTAAAAGTAATAGTAAATACTGAAACAGGAAGAAATGAATTTGCAGATTACATCATTAAAACTGGAAATGAATTAAAAGAAATAAAAGGAGATTTTGAAGATTATGAATAGTGTTAATTTAATTGGAAGAATAACAGCTGACCCAGAACTAAAAACTTTATCTAGTGGAGATAAAAAGTATGTGAGATTCACTCTTGCAGTAGATAGAGGAATAAGTAAAGAAGACAAAGAAGCAGGAAAACAAAGTGCAGATTTTATTAATTGTATTGCTTGGGAGGGCAGTGCAGAAATAATATCTAAATATGTAAAAAAAGGAAATAAATTGGGTGTAACTGGAAGAATCATAACAGGTAGTTACGATAGAGAAGATGGCTCAAAAGCATATACAACAGACATTAGAATAAATAGAGTAGAGTTATTAGAAAGTAAGCCAAAAGATGATAGACCAGAACCTGAATATGATGGAGTAGAAGAATCAGTAAAAGAAAGTGGAACTTCATTTGATTCATTAGGGGAAGAAGTAGTATTAACAGATGACCAATTACCATTTTAGTGGTACACCACTTAAATTGATTCAGATATTATATGAATTTCCAAAAGATAAAATATTTGAAATAAAAGAATTTAAAGAAACAAGAAACAAAATTCAAAATTCAAAGTATTGGAAATTACTTAATGAACTATCATTAGTTTTAAAAATTGGAATTGAAGAATTGCACTTTGAGATGTTAAAAAACTATTCAGTAAGATATGAAATTCTAGTTCCAGAAAGTCAAGTATTAAGAGGTATCCAGTATTACGAAAAAAAATCTACTATACAAGCTGAAGATGGAAAAAGATTCACAGTATATCATGTTTACACACCATCTCATGAATTAAAAACTGATGAATTTGCAATTTTATTGAATGGGCTTTGTGAAGAATGCAAACAGCAGGGAATAGAAACACGAAGCCCTGATGAAATACAAAGAGATGAAAAAATAATTAGTTAAAACTTGGAGGGATTTTATGAATAAACTTATAAAATCAGGGGAAAAGGTATTGAAAAAGATTAAGAAAAGTAATCTAGTAAAATTATTTAATTTTAAAAAGGAAGTAAAGTCATTAAATGACAAAATAACAACACTAGAAGAAGAAAAGAAAAAATTAAATGATCAAATTATTTCTATCAGAGCTGAAAGAGATAATTATAAAAGAGAAGTAGAGAAAGTATCTACATTAGAAAATGAGTTGGATAAGTGTAAGACATCTTTAAATGAATCTGATATTCAAAAAAAAGAATATGAGGAAAAGTGTGTTGAATTAACAAATGATTTATTTCTAAAACAACAAGAACTTGCAAGAGTAAATATTCAAAAAGAAGAATATGAAGCTGAAATAAAAGATTTAAAGAGTGATAGGTATCTATTAAAGAAAATACCATCTGGAAGACCTAAAAGTACCATAAAAACAAAAATCTCAAAGCCAATGTCTCGTAATGTAACAAAATTTATGAGAAATGAGCATGAGTAATATAAAAATGATAGAAAAATAAGGAGATAAAAAATGAAAGAAAATAATAAAATTGAAAAAAGAGAAAGAACAAAAAAGATAATAGCATTAGCATTAATTTGGGGGTTATGTATTTTAGTATTATTTATACCAAAAGGAAATTTAAAAACTTATCTATTTGGTTTACAAAATGGAATTGCAATATTATGCATAATAAATTTAATCATTGATATGATAGGTTTGAGAAAAGAAATAAAAGAATTAAATGATGAACTAGAAAAAGAATTTATGAAAATGATAGTTCTAAATGAAATAGGTAATTTACTTGATTCACTAGAAGAATTAGCATCAAAGATGGAAGAAGCACAAAAAGAAGAAGTAAACAGTGAAGACAAACAAGAAGATGCAGAACCTAAAAAAGATATAAGTAATAAAAAGACAAATAAAAAGAAGAGAGTAAATAAAAAAGCTTCACACAAAGAGGAATAAAACTTATGAAAAATGAGGTTGAAAATTCGCATAGGGGGGGGAGAAAGCCCCTTAAAATAGAGATATTTAATGATCATTTTGAAAATGCAAAGAGATATGGTATTCAACATGCACAACTAATAATAGCAGATATTCCATATAACTTAGGAAATAATGCATATGCAAGTAATCCTCAATGGTATATTGATGGAGATAATAAGAATGGAGAAAGTAATTTAGCTGGTAAAAGTTTCTTTGATACAGACAATGATTTTAAAATCAATAATTTCTTTGATTTCTGTACTAGGTATTTAAATAAAGAACCTAAAAAAGCAGGAGAAAGAGGAAAATCAAGTAATGCACCAGCTATGATTATCTTCTGTGCATTTGAACAAATGCAAATGGTCATTGAAGAGGGAAAAAAGCATGGATTAATGAAATCATATCCACTTATATTCGTTAAAAACTTTTCAGCACAAGTTTTAAAAGCAAATATGAAAGTAGTTAATGCATGTGAATATGCTGTTGTACTTTATAGAGATAAATTACCTAAATTTAGAAACATAGGAGCAGATGGAAAAGGACACATGGTATTTAATTGGTTTGAGTGGGAAAGAGATGGAAAAGATATTCCAAAGATACATCCTACACAAAAGCCAGTAAATGTATTAAAAAAATTAATTGAAATATTTACAGATGAGGGAGATGTTGTTATTGATCCAGTTGCTGGAAGCGGAAGTACACTAAGAGCATGTATGGAGCTTAATAGAAGTTGCTATGGTTTTGAAATTAAGAAAAATTTCTATAAAGAAGCAAAGGAAAAAATGTTAAAAAATATTAAAGTTCAACAAACTTTATTTTGAAAAAGGAAATAATATGAAAGATTTTATAATAGAAAAATTAACAGAATTAATCATTAAGCAAGATGAACTTGATAAGAAAAATGGTGTTGAGTATATAAAGAAAGTAGAAGCTTATAGAGATTTGATTAGATTTGTTAAAGAGTTCTGGGAGAATTAAATGATAACAGATAAAATACTAAAATCTAATGGTTATAAAAAACATCGTGATCTTATTTATAATGCTAAATGTTTATTTCAAAAAAAAGATTACAGATAAACACGGTATTAAATATTTTATTTCATTCTATAAGTATGATTATAATCCATATAAAAATCAAACAGAATATGAAATTAGAGTTTATAATCATGCTGAAAAATATAGCTTTGAATGTTTATGGTATGCAATTACATATGAAATGACAGTCAAAGAGATAGAAGAAATAGAAGATGTATGGAAGAAAATGAGTTGTCATTATTATGAAAGGTGGGATTAATGTGTTAGAACTCAATATGTATGGAGAAGTAGAAAATTCAAAAAAGAATTATAAAGATATAGCAGATATTTTATCTAAAAACAGAACAATTGGTATTGGATGGACTGATGGGAAAGATTCTCATTATGATATTTTATTTAAATATGGATTAGATTATAAAATAGGAACATTTCAAAGAGGAATTAGAAGTGATTATTTATTTATAAGTATAATTGGTTGGACTAGTTATGGCTTCAGAACAGATTCATTAAAAGATTCTAGCTATATTATTGAAAAATTAGGAATAAATGGCGAAGCTGGAGAAAAAATAACAGAATTAATAAATGGAATTATAGAAGAATTATCTTATTATGAAAATCATTGCTTACAATTTAGGTGGTAGTAATGAAAACAATAGAAGAAATTAGGAAAACTCCAAACTTATTTATTGAAGCAGAAGCAGAAAATGATGGTATTGGTGGGAAATATTATGATAAATATAGTGGTAAATATTTAAATTTTATATTCAGCTATCAATTAGGTTGGGAACATTTATCGGTAAGTATGCCTGGTAAAACTCCAACATGGGATCAAATGTGTGTGATGAAAGATATATTTTGGAATAAAAATGAAACATGTATTGAATATCATCCAAAAGAAGAAGATTATGTTAATAATCACGAGCATTGCTTACATATATGGAAACCAACAGAGCAGGAATTACCTACACCACCAAGCATATTAGTAGGTTTTAAAAATGATGCTCAAAAATATATGGTTTTAAAGAACTGTAAAGAGCTAGGAATAGAAATAAATAAATGGAAATATAACAAAAGGGAAGAGATAAATGAAAAGAGAATGTGAATCTTGCATAAAGAGAAAAACAGTATATTGTCCTACTTCTATGGAGTGCATGGCTACTGATGATATGCCTTATTATCAAAATAGAATTATGCTATTAGAAGAAAACAAACAATTAAAAGACAATTGGAATAAGTTAAAAGATAAACTATCTAAAATAGAAACATTAGTAATAAACCATAATTGTGATACTGGCGATATTTATTATAAGTATAATAGCAAATTTTTAAAAAGCGAATTAAAGCAAAGAATATTAGAGATAGTATATGAACAAGGAAGTGATGAGTAAAAATGATAAGTGAAAATTTTGATTATAGTATGTATGGCACATGGAATGGAAAACCAATGTTGCCAAGTTATAATAGAGAAGAACGAAGAAAATATATAAAGGAACATAAGCATGATAAAGATGCAACTAATTGCATTTATTGTAATGCTAAAACAAGGACAATAACTGATGATAATGGAGATTTTGTATGCGAACTATGTGGAAGATTTAAAGCAAAGAAAGTAGAAATTAGGCTTAGGTGAGTAAAGATGTTAAAAACTAAAGATATAGATACTTTTACACTAAGTATTCAAAATGGCTTCTTTTATTGGAAAGTAAAATTAAAAGATAATCTTATATATCAAATATTATATAGAATTGAAAAGTATGTAACACCAGCAGGAAATAAAAGCAAAAGAAAAATATATTTTATTAAAAAAGATGATGAAAAATTAATATTTGATGATGAAGTTAAAAAAATGTTTAGTACATTTAAAAGACCATATATTATAAGTGGAATTTAGAAAGGAAGTGATAATAAATGAGAAGCTTAGTTATATTAAGAGGTAGTCCAGCAAGTGGTAAATCTACCTGGATAGAAAAAATGAATTTACAAAATTATACATTAAGTGCTGATAATATTAGATTATTAGTAGAGAGCCCAATCATAGCACCAGAATATAATCATAGAATTATTAGTCAAAAAAATGATAATTATGTTTGGCAATTATTATTTGAATTACTAGAAAAGAGAATGTCAAGAGGCGAATTTGTTGTAATAGATGCAACTCATAGCAAGTCAAGCGACTTTAGCAGATATAATAAATTATGTGAAAGATATAGATATAGAAAATATTATGTTGATTTTAGCGATGTACCATTAGAGGAATGCAAAAGAAGAAATCTACTAAGAGAAGATTATAAAAGAGTTCCTGAAAATGTAATAGAAAAAATGTATTCAAGAATGGAAACTCAATCTAAAACGAGTGGATGGATAGAAGTAAATAAAAATAACTTTTGGAATGAAGTAGGAACAAAGTTATTTGACTTAAATAAGTATGAAAAAATTAATGTATTTGGAGATATTCATGGTTGTTATGATCCATTAAAAGAATACTTTGATAGATTCCCATATAGTGAAAATGAAATGTATATTTTTTGTGGGGATTATATAGACAGAGGAAAGCAAAACAAAGAAACATTAGAATTTTTAATGAAATTAGCAAGTAATAAAAATACTTTACTCTTAGAGGGTAATCATGAAAGATGGTTAAATTATTATTCACTGGACGAAACAGAAAATATAAAATCAAAAACATTCTTATATAAAACTATGGTTGAATTATTAGACTTAGATAAAAAAGATATTAGAGCATTTTATAGAAGAATGGGACAAATTGCATATTTTAACTATGGTAATAGAAATTATTTAATATCACATGGTGGAATTAGTTACATTCCAGAAGAGTTACAATTAATAGCAACAGAGCAATTTATAAATGGTGTTGGAGATTATAATAGCGATATAGATAATATTTATGCTAACAATACTTCAGAAAATACAATTCAAATTCACGGACATAGAAACACATATGATTTAGATAATTTTGATAACAAGTCATTTAACTTAGAGGGAAAAGTTGAATTTGGAGGTTATTTAAAAGTTCTTCAATTGAAGAAAGACCAAGAACCAAAAATGATAAAAATAAAAAATAATAATTTTGATACAGTAGAAGAAGTAAATGAATTTAAAGAATGTAAAGCAAATGTTTTAAAAGATATTCCAATGATAGATCAATTAAGAAACTCTGAAGATATTAAAGAAACTAAATTAGACAACAATATTAGTTCATTTAACTTCACTAGAAATGCATTCTTTAATAAAAATTGGAATGGATTAACATGCAAAGCTAGAGGTTTATTTGTTGATACTGAAAAAAATAAAGTAGTTGCTAGAGGATATGAAAAGTTCTTTAACATAAATGAAAGAAAAGAAACTGAATTAGAACATTTGATAGTAAAATTTAAAGATAAAATTACATGTTATAAAAAAGAAAATGGATTCTTAGGAATTTTATCTTATGTAAATAATGAGTTATTTTTTGCTAGTAAATCATCTAATAAGGGAGAGTTTGCGGAATATTTTAAAAATATATATGAATCAAGTGATATAAACAAAGAAGAGTTAGAAGAATATCTAAAGAATAATGATGTTTCTTTAACATTTGAAGTAATTGATACAGTTAATGATCCTCATATTATAGAATATGATAAATCAAAAATTATTTTATTAGATATTATTCATAATGATTACGAGTTTAAAAGAGAACCATATGAAAAAGTACAAGAATTATCTAAATTAATTAACTGTGAATGTAAAACTGTTTATAAAGAATTTGATAATGTTAGAGATTTTCATAAATGGTATATAGAAAATACTGATGAAGATGATTTATCTAAAGAAGACATTGAGGGTGTTGTAATTGAATGCTCTGGAATAATGACAAAGTTAAAATTTCCTTACTATAATTTTTGGAAATTCATGAGAAGAACAAAAGAGCAATTAATGCATAGAAGTAATGTAAAATTATCTAAATTATATAATGCTACATCAAATTATTTCTATGCTTGGTTAAAGAATCAAGATAAAGAGATGCTAAATAAAGATATTATTACATTAAGAAAAAAGTTTTATGAGGAGAATAATAATGAAAGAATTTAAAGATAAAAGTTTAATAGAAATATTAGCAATGATTATTATATTTGCAATTATGTTGCTAACAGTTTTAGGAGTTTTAGGAGTGGTTAGATAATGAAAAAAATTAAATTATTAGTATTAATAGGATTAACAATAGTATTATTAACAGGATGTACAAGTGCTGAAACAGTATCATACAACATAAGTAGAGATAGTGATGAATTTAAAGTAAAAAGAAGAATCACATTCGTTAATTTAAGAACTGGTGATTACTTATTTACAATGACTGGTAAGTGTTCAATTCAAGGTGGAAGTGGTAGCTTAAATGATGAATTAGAAGTAGTTTGTAGAATAGGTGAAGATAAGTATCAAAAACATTTATTATATCTAGCAGAAGAAACAACTTATATTGTAGAACAGTTAGAAGATTCTGATGTTTCAAGATATGATTATGAGTTTATATTTAGACCAGAAGCAATAATTCCTGTTGAGATTAAAACACAAGTGGGTGATTAAATGAAATTAGAAGATTATAATGAATTTTATATACAAGGTTCAGACCACTACTTAATACCTAAAGATGTATTTAAAGAATTGTTTTACGAAATGGTTAGTTGGAGAGATAAATCTGAAAAATTAAAAAAACAACTAGAAGAAAGAACAAAAATGTATCAAAATGCTTATAAGTATGGTCAAAGAATGGAAGATGTAACAATTACATTAAAAGCTGAACAAAAAGAATTTATAAAATATTTAGAAGATGAAATATATAATATTGAACCTAAAGGAACAAGTATTAATTATAGTTGTGAATATGATAGTGAAGAAGATTATATAAACACCACAGAAGAACGATCAAGATTAAATACTTTAAAAGAAATTTTGCAAAAATACAAAAAAATAATAGGAGATAGAAATGAAAAAGAAAGTTAGGTATATTGAAGAAATATACACTGATAAATATAGAACATTACAACAGGCAATATTTTGGGATATTGAATTAGATAAAGAAAGTAATGGTATGGAAAGTACTTTTGCAAAATCAAGAATAAATCCTAATTTAACTATATTATTAGAAAAAAGATATTTAGATAAAAACTGTAAAATTGTAAATAGAGAAATAATAGGAGAAGAAAATGAGTTGTGATAAAAGATGGTGCTATGGTTGTAATGAATTAAAACCATTAACATCTGAATATTGGAGTTGGGCTAATAAAGAGCATACAAGATTCAGGACTAAGTGCAGAAAATGTACTAACTGGGATAGCAAAATATCTCATAGAATCCATTATGAAGAAAGAAAACAAAGAGCTCAATTAAGAAATAAATTAGAGGTGAATAATTATGATAAATTTTAAAGAAGAAACACTAGAAGCAATAGAAGAAAGTAATCACAAAATAGAAGATGTAATGTTTGTAGGAAGCTACGATGGTAAATATAGAATAAATATTAAAAAATTTTTAGAGAAGAGTGATTTTGAATATGATGCAGGTTATGGCTCTTCCCAAATAGCAACAGATTTAATAGTTTATTTTTACGATGGAAGTTATTTATCAAGAGGCGAATACGATGGTTCTGAATGGTGGGAATATAACAAAAAATTAGATTATACAGATAACGATGATTTTATAGATTTTGATATACTTGGAGGTTATAAATTTATGTGGGATAGTGTAAAAGAAATGAATAATGAGGGACAATTATGGAATTGAAAAATAAGAAGAAATAGAAGAAAGTGAGGAATAGGATAATTGAAAGAACAAAGCATAATAAAAGCTTGGGATAAATTAAATGAGATCAATAATAAAATTGAATTAAAAACTACACTTTTAGCAACAAAAACTGGAATAAAGAGTAATAGACTAAAAGAAATAATGGTACAATGTTCATTTGGAAATAATGATGCTTTTATAAATAGCATTATAGCTAGAAATGAACTAGGAAAAGAATTAAGAAAACTTTATATTTCAAAAAATGCATATGAAACTTATATTTATAAAGAAATAGAGAGAACAAAATTATCAACACCTGCACTTTGTATAGCATTCTTAAAAGAATATAAAAAATTAACTTGGAGAAAAGTTGCTAAGGAAATGAAATATTCAATAGCACAGTGCAGAAGATACTATGATGAATATCTTGGAAAAACACCTAAAGATAACACTTGGATAAAGGAATGAGCAAAAATGAGCAAATTTTATAATTTATTCCCTGTAAAATGGGAAGTAAAAAATTAAAAATGAGCAAAAATGAGCAACTGGACTATGGTATAATTAGTAAAATGGAATATTTATCAGTGTGAGGTAATATTTCATATATAGCTAATTTATTAGCGAAACCTGCGATATGCATTGGTTTAACCGAGAAGACTCATTTAATGGGTCTTTTTATTTATTGAGGTATATATGAAGCTAATTAAGAAAAACATTGAAGAATTGAAGAGAGCAAAGTACAATCCTAGAAAAACATTAGTACCTAGTGATAAAGAATATCAGAGAATCAAGAACTCAATAGAAAACTTTGGATATGTTGAACCAATAATAATTAATAGTGATAATACTATTATTGGAGGACATCAAAGATTAACAGTGTTAAGAGATATGGGCTACACTGAAGTTGAAGTAATTGAAGTAGATATTGATAAAACAAAAGAAAAAGCTTTAAATATTGCTCTTAATAAAATTACTGGTCAATGGGATGAAGAAAAATTAAATGATCTATTATTAGAATTAGATAGTGATGGTTTTGACATTTCATTAACTGGATTTGAAGAAATGGATATTGATTTTGGATTTGATGATGAAGAAGAAAAAGTAAACGAGAGAGAAAGAACTAATTCAGCATATAATTTAGAATTATTTAATCCGGATTTATGTGATGGTTATTATCAAATACCAATAATAGAAAATGATAATTATATTCCAGATGATTTAATAGGATTTAATTATGCTAAAACAAGCAAAGAAAAGAATAAAGGTATTCACTTCTACTTAGATGATTATCAATTTGAAAGAATATGGAATAGCCCAGAAGATTATATTGATATATTAAGTGAATATGATTGTATATTAAGTCCAGATTTCAGCTTATATATGGATATGTCAATGTCGGTAAAGATATGGAATATATATAGAAGTAGATTAATAGGACAATATTATCAACAACATGGAATTAAAGTAATACCTACTATAAGCTGGGCTGAAAAAGAAACATATGAATTTTGTTTTGCTGGAATCCCAGAGGGTAGCATAGTAAGTGTTTCAACAATAGGTGTAAAAAACAGCAGTGAAGCATTAAAAATATGGAAATCCGGGATGGATGAAATGATTAAGAGAATCAAACCATCAGTAATATTAGTGTATGGTGGAAAACTAGATTATGATTATAAAGATATAAAAGTAATTTATTATGATAATAAAGTAACAGAAAACATGAAAGAAATAAAAGCGAGGAAAGATGTGATACAACATGAAGATTAATATTCAATTATTTGGAGGTAGAGGAGCTAGTAGTGGAATAAGTGCAAATGGAAAAGTATATGGTACTGAGTTCACAACATTATATCAAAGTGAAAACATTAAATTTATTAGATACAATGATTCAACAGCTTCAAAGTCCCCAATGGAAACAATGACTAAAGGAAGAGTATATGCAACCATTGATAGTGATAATGAAGTTAAATATGTTACTTATTACAATAACAAAGGAAAAAGAATAAAACAAATAGATGTTACAGGAAGACCTCATAAAATAAATGGGAAGTTAGTTATTCCACATACTCATAAAGGATATTATCATGATGAATATGGAACAAAAGAACTATCGCCTAGAGAAATAAAAATGGTTGAAAGAGTATTAAAAACATGGTATAATTACACACATGGGAAGTAGTTTAAGAGTGAGAACACTGTTATCAGAGGTTACGGTTGAACTCCGTACTCCCTAAAAGACACTTAATTGTGTCTTTTTTAATTGCTTTAAAAAAGGAGTAGATAATATGAGCATAAAAGAATTTGATTCACTACTAAAAGGAAATAATGCAATAAGAATTAATGAAGAATATATCATATTTAATGATTATGAATTATATTCTTTTAAGAGTGAGATTTCAAAAAAATATAAAAGTATTGATGAATTATTAGAAGCAAATGAGCTTATAAAAGAAATAATTTTAAATACAAAAGAATTTAAGCAAGAATATGATGGTGGAAGAGGTTCTTCTTCAAGTAATGGTCCTATGGGTGGTGGATTTAATCATGCAAGAAGTGGAAAAGAGAATAATAAAGTATTATATCCAGCTGAATTTAATACAGGAGTAAGATTTAATAGTTTTGAAGAAGCACAAAGAAAATTTGAAAAAAGGTATTCTGATTCTGATATAGAATATGGAATATCAGTTGATGAACAAGGATTTGTACACAGACATATTCAGGGTGGAAAAACAAGTGTTGCAATATCTGGAAATAAAGGAGAAATGGTAATACATAATCATCCTAGTGGTGGAAATTTTAGTGATAGTGATTTATTATCAACAGCAAGTGATCATAGTGCTGGAATAGTAGCAACTTCTAGTAATACCAATAAAAAAGCAAGATATACATTTAGAAAGAATAAGAATTTTAAATCAAAAGAATTTATTAAAGCAGTAAAGAATGCTAAATGGCCTACACAATTAAGTTATGATAGGGGTGCTGATTGGTGGTTAAAGAAGAATCAAAAGAAATTTGGATATACATATTCACATCAGGGAAGATTCAATGATTAAGGGGTGTTAAAATGGCTAATGAAGACAATTTAAAACCAATTGAATTAACCCACGAACAAGCAGTGAAATTTGGTTCTAAAGGTGGTAAAGCAAGTGTAAGAGCAAAAAGACAAAGAAAAACAATGAAAATGCAATTAGAATTGTTAATGTCATCTAAATTAGATAATCCAGATTTAGAGAAAATAAAGAAAGTACTTACTAAATTTAAAATACCTAAATCAGATGAAAATATACAAATGGCTATGAATGTTTCAATGGTACAGCAAGCTCTAAAAGGAAACACAAAAGCATATGAAATAATAAGAGATACACTAGGAGAAAAACCAGCGGATAAGATAGAGAATATTAATCCACCAGTAATTAACATTGAAAGACCAATAAATAAATGATTAATCCTTATGAATTAACAGCAAAACATTTCTATGACTTGTTAGATGATGTATTAGCATTTAATCATACACATTACTGGTTAAAAGGTGGAAGAGGTTCTCTAAAATCAAGTTTTATGGGAATAACAATACCATTACAAATGATGATAGATTCACAAAGAGATTTACCTATATTCTCAAATGCTGTTGTGTTAAGAAAAGTAGGTGATACACTAGCAGACAGTGTATTTACTCAATTATTATGGGGAATAGAAAAGTTAGGAGTATCTAAGTATTGGAAAGCTCAATCAAGCCCATTAAGGTTAATATATTTACCTACTGGGCAAGAAATAAGATTTAGAAGTGCTAACAATAAAGAAGATCATAGGAAAATAAAATCAATTAAATTTAAGAAAGGATTTTGTAAATATATATGGTATGAAGAATTAGATGAGTTCTTTGGAATGGAAGAGATAAGAAGTATTAATCAATCTTTATTAAGAGGTGGAAGCGATTATGAAGTATTTTATTCATACAATCCACCTAAGATGTTAGATTCTTGGGTTAATACTGAAGTATTAGTTCCAAGAGAAGATAGATTAGTACATACAAGTACATACTTAGATGTACCAGTTGAGTGGTTAGGAGAACAATTCATAATTGAAGCTGAAACATTAAAGAAAACTAATCCACTAGCATATAGAAATGAGTACTTAGGAGAGGCTACTGGAACAGGTGGAGCAGTATTCACAAATATAGTATTAAAAGAAATAAGTGATGAAGAAATCAAACATTTTGATAATATAGCAGATGGAATTGATTTTGGATTTGCAGTTGATCCAGCAGTATATGGGCAAAATTATTTAGATAAGACACGAAAGTGTCTTTTTATTTTTAATGAAATATATGGGATTAATTTATCAAATAGGAAATTATGGGAATTAATTGTTAAAAGAAAGATAGGTAATTCAATAATAACAGCAGATAGTGCTGAACCTAAAAGTATTGATGAATTAAATTCATATGGAACATTAAGAGTATTTGGAGCAAAAAAAGGACCGGATAGTATTGAATATGGAATCAAGTGGTTACAAGATTTAAATCAAATAGTTATTGATCCAATAAGATGTCCAAATACAGCAAGAGAATTTAAATCATATGAATATGAAAAAGATAGATATGGAAATTTTATAAGTAAGTTCCCAGATAAAAACAATCACACAATAGATATGACTAGATATTCAAGAGAAAGTGATATGGCAATAGGAAAGAAATGGGAATTATCAAATAGGAGGATGTTATAAATGAAAACATATATAGTAGTTACAGATAACTGTGAGAGTTATATAAAAGATGTATTAAATAGCTTATTACCATTAATGGATGATGAAGAATTAATTATATTTGATAATCATTCAACTGATGAAACAGTACCTATTATTGTTGGTGTGATGGGGGATTTATGGTTGGATACATCACAAAGATATAAATTTTATATCAACACAAAAAAAGAAACAATAGAAAGCACAATAAAGAAAGCTAAATCAATAGCAAATGGAAAGCCAATAGTTATTGATAAAAAAGAAAAATTTGATATAAGCGAGGTGTTAAAAGATGTTGAGAATAAGTGATATAAAAAGTATTACAGATGGAGATATTAAAGTAACAATTCCTTTTTTTTCAAGAACCTCATTTGCCAATAAAGAAAAAATTGCACCTGAAGAGCTTTTCATCCTTATGTCATTATCGTAATATGCCGCATACGCTTTTTTTTCGTTTATCGCCATATTCTATCTCCCTCCAAACTGTAAATTTCCCCAAATACGCCTTATTTAATCTTCTCCAAATCCATGAGTTCTCCCCATTTCAAATCTGTCTCAAGCGTAATATCTGTATCAAAACCGCCTTGATCAAAAAAGGTCAGTTCTCCAAAATAAATTTGCCCATCTATATTATATAAATCCACTCTCATATGAACCAAATTCTCTGAGAGTTGTTCGGCAATCCTTATCATTTTTTCATAGTTTTCCGGTCTTTCCACATCTGATTCAGGTTCTAATTCCGGTTTTTGATATAATAAGCGATTCCACTCTTTATCATAAAAACGAAAAGTTGGATGTCCAGATGCCCTATTCGTACATACCATCACGCTATCCATTTTTCCATTAAACATAAAAAATTTATAATCATTTGGTACTGTATTTGTTATCATTTTTTCTGCTATAATCCGGTGCTTCAAGTTTTTATATGGCCATTCTCGGCATAGATAATAATAATTATTTTTTAAACTCTTTTCCAATACATCTTTTGTTTTATCTATGTCCATATTGTTTTTATCATTTATAAGTACTACTCCACCAGAATCATGTGTTGTTTTTAAAACAAAATTAGATGGCAATTTTGAAAAGTCTATATCTTCAAAACGATCCCACACACCGTAAGTAGGTATAACATATTGTTCACCAATTTTATCTGCAACATATTTCTTTGCCTCATATTTATCTACCATTATTTGGTAGTGTTCTTTTCGGTCATTTATTTTCAACCAATTAAGTTTTTCATTATAGGATTTTGGATTACTCAAATCCAGCTTTCTCTTCAATTTACTAAAAAAAACCATTCTTAAATAAATTGAATCCGGCAAGACTTTAGCTAAATTTACAAAAACTTTTTTATATAATTTCATATGTTTTTCCTTTCATTTACTTTCTTTTGGCAAATTTATGAATTATCGCTTTCATTTCCTCACGATACATAAACGAAGTTATTATCAAAGAAACTATTCCAAATAAAAATGCCTGTATTTCACCAAATGAAATAAGAATAAGTGAATGTATGATTAGCAATACAAACGAAAAAATATTACGCTTGAAACTTATCCCTATGTTCATTTCTATTTTCATATCACGTGCCCTTATCAAAAGCACAGCAAAATATCCTAAACAAGTTCCAATCGCAATTCCCTGCATTCCAAGCGGCCTAACTAAAATAAAATTGAATAAAATATTGGTCGCAGCACC